TTTTGTCGATGTTAAAAATGTAGCTGAGAGCGAAGATATTGCAGCCAAACCGCCTTACTGGAAAGTTGAGGTCAACGTAATAATTCATCGCTATAGCCAGGTGACTTAACTTTGTTAAAAGCTCTTGTTATTGGCAATGAAAAAGGGGAATTGCAAGATGTGGGCGATGTTTTAGCCGTAGCTCGCAGTCTTGGTAAACAAGTTTTCAAAACTCATAAAGCTGTGTATGTTTTGCGGGTGTGGTTCGATCCAGAACTTGGCTGGGTTGCGGTTGTAGCCGATTCGCTGGCGCAAGCGAAAGATAAGCGAGTTTAGTGGGACATAACTATCTCAAAGATTTACTTGCAACTCAAACAACCAATGCAGTAGGTTTCATAGTACCTGAAAATCATCCTCCAGGCATATATTTTAAAGGAACGTATGAAAAAACCTATTTTGTTTGGCAGATAAGAACGGCTGATGGATTATATTACCGTTATTACATAAAAGCATGGAATCACGTTACAAAAACAATGAGTTCTACTTATTTAGTTGACGAATTTGCTTATGACATGCCAGACGGTCACTTTGCACCAGCAATAGGTGTTCTGCCAAACAAGAAATTAATTGTGTTTTATCACTGCCATTCCAACGACCCTATGTATTACAAGATTTCAACCAATGCAGAGGATGAAAGTTCATGGGGCTCAAGATTAAACATTCCACGAAGAAACTGGGGGTGGACATATCCAAACGTTCTTTCCTATTCCGATAAAGTCATAATTTTTGCCAGAGATAGCATTGGCACAAATCACATAGCATGGTTAATGAATACTTCGGTGGACGGAATCACTTGGACTGGCTGGGTATTAATCAATGAATGGTGGACAGGAGATTTACCACCAAATAATCATAATGCCTATTTTATATTCCGTAAGCAAGGAGATTTTCTTTTAGCTGCCGCAACAAGATGCTACTATGAGGCTCCAAATTATGTTTATGACAATATGTATTTTGCCTATTCCGATGATAGAGGCGTAACTTGGAAAAAAGCAGACGGCACAACAATTAATTTGCCTCTAACAGAAGCGGATACCTTGATTGCAGTAGCTGCTCACAGAACACATCAAGCCTATCCTATTTTGGATGCCGATGACCGCCCATGTGTAACAGCCGCCAATGACCTTTTAAATCCAGTTGGACCTTGGAAATTAAGGATTGCACGTTATTGGGGTGCAATAGGTCATTCTGGAGAATGGACTTTAGATTTTGTGGAAGACGAAAATGGCACTGATATTGAATTTGGTTATTTGCCATTAGCGACTATGTTGAAAAATGGCAAAATCAGCCTTATAGCTCCACACGGTGATGTGTGGGGTGGAAACGCTTACAAAATGAAATTGTTCCGTGAAATTGAAGGGCAACCTTATCGCTTCCGTGTTGTGCATATTGACGGAACTGCCGCAATGATGTCGAGCCAAGCCGTTCCTGTTGAAGATGCTGACTTGGCTCCAGATGCCATCGACTGGATGGTTTACTGGGTAGTTGCTACCGCCGACCGTAAATTGTATGCTTTTGTTTTGGAGAGAAAAGCTGAAAGTTTACCACGGAAATTTGATGGCACGTTCATTTTGGATGGTTATCTTGACCATAACAAAATTATTGATTATCTTGAAAAAGTTGAGGAAAAAGAATAATCATGAGTATGGAGGTAACATGAAAAAATGTCAGTTTACACAGGCGAGGAAGCTAAAGCCTACTATGTTGAAGAAGCAACTTATGGACAAACACCAGCGTCGCCGAACATGCTCTATATCGGCATCATTCAAAATATTGAGCCAGCAATCGACCCAAAAAACATTGTGATTCGAGGTATAGGGTCCAGACAGCCTAAAGCTATACGCCGAACTGTCAGAGCTGTGGATCTCTCGCTTGTCTATATTCCGCAAGACTGGGATTTCTGGAACCAATCAAAGTTAACTTCGAGTATTAGTCTTGAAGTTTTCTACGAGAAAACCACGGGCATAATTAGCCTCAACCACAAAGGCTGCAAAGTTGACAAAGCCAAAGTTGAGGTCAGCATTGAGGACCCTGTGAAAATCACCATGAATCTGATTGGGCAAGACGTGGCAAGCGCAGCTGCCAAGATAGGTGCCAACTATGAAAACGAATCCGCAAATGCACCGATCACTGGGTCAGATTGTGTTATCAAAAAAGCTGGAGTCGAAATTACGAGGTTCAGTGACTTCAGTTTTGAGGTCCTCTATAACCTCAAGCGACAACCCGTCATACGAAGCACAATACCATACCTGATTAAGGCGTTACCTGAGAGGCATCAGATCCTACAGGGTTCTATTAAAGCCGATTTTGAAAGTAAAGCTGAGCTTGACGACATTTTGGCGGACACAGAATTTACCTTAGCCTTCGAGATAGGACCTGCTGGCAACAAGAAAATCTTCACGTTTGGCGGTTGCAAATGGCGTGGTGCAAAAACTCCGACAAAAATTGAGGATCTTGTAGCGCAGAATCTTGAGTTTGAAGCGAAAACATTAACGGAGAGCTGATCAACCATGCGGACAGAAACAGTTGAATTGGATGACCGTTACGGTGCAGAATATAAGGGCAAGTATGTGTTCAGTGAAATCAGTTGGGCTAAGAGAAGCAGAATCATCACCAAATACACAAAGTATCATCCAGTCTCAGGACAAATCGTCAGTAGCGACTTCATAGCCATACAGGCAGAAACCATCTGGGCAAGCTTGAAGGAACAACCACCTAACAAACCAATCACGTTGGAGCGTCTGCTCAACGAAGAAGAAGGCATTCCAATAGAGTTAGGTGAACTTTTCAGTCAAGTTGCTAATCGACTCTGCGGCATTTCAGTGCAAGAAGCAAAAAACTTGTGAGGGCGATGAGGCGTGGCAAATCACATCCAAGCCTTCTCAGGTTCAGGCTTTGCAAAGAAATGGGTTGGACACCACGGGAATTGGATAGGCAGTCTGCGGCGGACATCGAAGCCTTCGTCGTTATCTTAAACGAGGTGGATCGTCAAACACAGGAGGAAATTGAGAAGGCGAAAAGACGTGGCAGTTGAAATCAACGTGGAAACGAGAGGAGTTGTAGAATTCCAGGCGAAAATGGAGAAGGCTAACTTCTACATTCAACGGGAAATTCACAATCGCTTACGTGAAGTTGGATTTGCGATGCACATGACTGCTCGACATTTGGCTCCGGTAAAAACGGGTCGACTACGAGACAGCATTTACTCTCGTGTTGAAGATTGGCTTCTCAAATTAGGCGCCACTGTTCCCTATGCACAATTCCAAGAATTCGGCACACGACACTTTCCAGGACGTTTCTTCCTCACTGAAGCCATTAACCTCAACCTGCCACGTCTTGTTCAATTGATGAATTGGGCTATTGAAATAGCGATTAAAACTGCAGCAGCGGAGGCTCGATGGGCTTGAGTTTTCACGAGATAAACATTGCCATACGAGCGGAGAATCGAGCAAGCTATGCTTTTCGTGCTATAGGTAGTGACTTAATTTCCCTTGGTCACAGTTTTGGTTTGCTTGATTCTTCAATGGGTAGAGCTGTAAGTGCATTCATGAGTTCCATACATTTGTTTACCTCTTTAAGAGCAGTTATCACAGCCACTACAGGTGTTCAAGTTGCGCATACTGCGGCTTTAGGTTCAACAGCGGCGGCTCATGGCGTTGCTGGCACTGCTGCTATTGGGCATCAAGCAACTCTTTTCGCTTATACTGGCGCTGCCACTACAGCCACTGTAGCCACACATGGATTGCGTGCAGCCTTAATGACTTTAGGCGGTCCTGTTGGCTTGATTCTTGGTTTGGCAACAGCTATAGGAGCGGTAGCTTGGGCTACTAATCAAACCGCTGAGGCTCAAAAGAAATTAAATGAAGCCATGAAAGAAAGCCCAAGATTTCGTAGCTATACGCGAGAGGGTGAAAAGGAATATTATCGTCGACGGGGAATTGAGGAATAATGTCTGTGGCGTTACCTATCTCTCGCATAACCGTGGGCGAACAATACAATGCCCTTCAGTATAATAATAGTCACTACAAAACTGGAGTAATTGTACCCCCCGAAGATCAGATTGAAATTCGGGTTCATTCAGGTTGCACAAAAGAAGTCAGCAGTTTTGAGGCTACATTTGCCAATTTTGATAAGAAATATACCGACCTCTTTGCAGTTATGGACCTTGTCCGCATTTGGATTGGCAGAGGCACAAACTTGCCACTAATTTTTTTTGGCAAAGTTGAAGAGATCAAGGCTGATTCTTTTGCAATGGAAAATTACGTTACGGTAAATGGTAGATGTTTCGGTGAATGGCTATTCCGAAGATTAGTCACAAAGGCATATCTTAACAAAAAAGGTGAGGATATCGTTAAAGATTTAATGGATAATTTTGTCGGTTTAAGCCATGTACGAGATAGCACCGAGCTAATTGAAAACACGGATACTACATATACAAGGTCGGAGTATGAGGACACTCCAGTTTTCGATATATTGAAACATATTTCAGAAAGCGCGGACAAAGCAGGCGTCATAGGATTCGATTTCCGAGTGGCTCCAGATGGCAAATTTGAATTCTTTCCAAGAAACAGCAAAACATCATCTGTGAGCCTTTCTGAAAAACTTGAAGTTGGCAAATATCGTAAGGACATCAGCCGTGTAAGAAATAAGATAAAAGTTTATGGTGCTCGTGAACGAAAAGAGCCAGCTAATGGCGACGCTTGCGAATCGTTGACTGATTGGATTGCCATTAATGGTACCTTGGTATTAGATCCGGGTGGTCCTCCTCAAGTGGGAGATTATTGTGTCAAATGTATCGCGACATTGAGTGGCGTATCACAGTTTTATCGTTCTTTCGAACAGATGGTAATTCCAGAAGGATGTAAGCTATTGATATGGGCAAGGTCTGGTGCCCCAGAGTTTGGAACTAAAAAAATTAGAGTTAGAGCCCCAGATGGTTCCAATTATTTTGAAACTAATTTGACTGTAAATGTTGGGTCATGGGCTCGCAATGAATTTGCCCTTGGAAAGAATCAGGAATATGACCCAAACACTAATCCTAATGGTATTTGGACAAAAGTGGGGTTGCCAACTTGGTTTAACGTCCAAGGAATCGAAATATATTGTGTTGGTAGCTCAGAAGTTGCTGCTTTGGTTGATGGTTTACATTTCTTTCCGATTCGCTTTCATGAAACATATGAGGACTTTATAAGTCAACAAAATTATGGCTTAAGGGAGTTAGTCGAAGTCGATGAAGAACTATATTCTGATTATGAATGTTGGTTGAGAGCTCGAGCTATTTGCGACCACTTGAAAAATCCAGCAGAATATCTTACTCTTATAAGCCTAATTCTTGATTATGGCAACATGCCAATTCTTGCCGGAGATAAAATCCACGTAACCTTACCCAATGAGAATGTGGATGCCGACTTTCGCATCTTGAGTGTTGATTATTATGTGAATGAAGAAACACAAGAACTTGAAGTAATTTTGGAACTCGGAAAAGAACTTCCACTTTTGGCGGACTATTTGTATGTTTTACGTAGCAAAACGAGCAGTTTAGCGAGGTACAAAGCGAGTGTTCGATAGACTTTTGTTAATTAAGTTCTAC